CGGAACATAGAAAGACGGATGTTTAATGTCTATGCCAATCAGTTTCCCCCCGTCCATTCCTTCAATAAACGCCCAAGTGGATACGCAAGAACGCACACCCATTTCAGTGATATGCGAACATTCTTTGGCTAAATCTCTAAGAGTCGGCAGGTGTTCTGAAATATCAGACGGCTGGTTGCAAAGTTTTTGAAACATATCTCTTCTTTTTCTTTCAATTCGTTAGATAATAGATTTGTTGATTGATGACTTCCAATCCCTATCACGACATTGAGGTCATTTAAGATTGTCGGCTCGCCGTATTTATCGTAAAGCCGTTGGTAAAATTCAAGATCAAACATCCATTCCAAATCTTCGTTAAAATACATATCCAGTCCGTTTTTAATCGTCAGAACAGACGGAGCGCCGATTGTGTTCTCTGTCCGGCTGAATACCGGATAATGCGGTCTGTGTATCTCTCCGTCATCGTGCAAACATCCCGTAACCAACCAATGCCCTGTAAAAGCGTCTACAATGACTTGTAGGGCGTTCTTGTGTGCTAAGTAGTCATCTTGGTGCAGTATCTTAATAAGGTCGCCTGTAGCCCGTTTAATAGCTTCGTTTGTGTTTTTAGCCGCCTTGCCCTCTTTGGTCAAAACTATCTCATAATTTTTGTATGTCTGGCTCATCACGGAGTCAATCGCTCTTTTTAGAAAGAACGCTCCGTTAGACATATCGTAGTATGGGACACAGATAGTTACTTTAAGATTTCCCATTTTCTAATGGTGTTATTATTTGTTCTTTCCAATTTATCTCAAAGATACTCCCGACATTATGTATTTCTTTTGATTTTTTTATTACTTTTTCTTTATGGATTTTATCACTATATTCACAAAGAAATACCGTTTTATGGTCTTTTGATATTGTAAATATACAATTTCTCATTATATCTTTATCCATTGTTTTAAAAGTTTAGTGCGTTCTTGTCCGTCAGCATACCATTCTTTGGGAGCTATTACTTTTCCGCTGGAAAGATACGCAGCCCACCAACTAAAAGATGAGTTCGCCATGATAATTCCTTTGCAACCAGACATAATGTTCATATCCTCTACATCTGTTCTTCCCTCAGAAAACTCACAATTCTTGAAAATATCCTGTTGCTTGCACCATTCTATATCGTCTGAGAATACAAGAAACTTTTCATCCGGGAATAATGCCATTGCTCGCTCGTAGTATCCAGCAGTCATCAAGTCCGCATAAAAAGGATTGTTCACATAATCGCCTCGTCTGATATGTATGCCTACTCTATCAACCGGCACGATCCCGTATCCATACATTATCTTTATTTCGTCTTTGCAGTCTTCAAAATAGGCTGGATTTTGAAAATAATAATCTGTTCCTTCATTTTTGGCTTTTGCAAAAAGTGTTGCAAACTGGAACATTTGGTTACCTAATCTTCCTGTTATTTTTTTAATAGGTATCATTATTTTTTAAATTGTTTATCATATTCACGATGACAACTAGTACATAATCTTATATAATCTTTTAAAACCCTGTGATATTTATGATTTACATTCGCCCATTCATATCTCTTTGCAGTTATCGTCCCGCAATATTCACAAACACAAGGTTGCTCCTTCCATTTGATAACCCAATTATGTATTGTGTTATACTTTGCATCATTTCCCTTCCATGCATAACTCTTATTGCCCTTATGGGCTTTCCCTATCTTTAGTTTATGTTCTAATGATTTTTTTCTTCCTTTAGCAGATAAACTCATGTTTTCAATCCATTTTCTTGAGAAAGTAGGACGCTTTTTACCTTTATTCCAAGGAATATTTCCTAAAAGGGATTTTCTAATTTTCTCTTTAATTTCTTTTGTTCTTATGTATTTGCCCACTGTCATAATTATTTTTTATTTTTTTTCATACGAATTCTTTTAACAAGTTCCTCAACTTCCTCCACAACTTCAACAAATAATTTATCGCCTTGCTCAATGAGTTGGCGAGCGGTTTCAAATTCGCCGAGTTCTTTTTCCATTAGTCTGGCGACGAGTGGCTGGATTTTGTTTTTAATCAGATCTGTTTTCTGCTCAATCGCTTCCATTTCTTTGAGTTGAGCGTTGAAAAGGTCAAGATTTGGCTGGCGTTCTTTAACCAGTTTATCTTTTTCAGCTTCCAATTCTCTTATCTTGGTATAAAAAGGGTCTAACAACTCGCCTAATCTATCCATTTCTTTGAGGTATGGTTCGGCGATAGGTTTGAATTTGGAAATTTCTTTTTTTAATTCAATTACTTTCTCGTCGGTTATTTCTATAAGTCGTGTGCCGGAATAGGTTGATTCTTTAAGATATTCTTTTGGTATATACATAATTTTTTATTATTTGTTTATAAAGTAGTCGCTCCAATACTCTCTTTCCCTATTTATTTTTACGTTACATCTAAGGCAAAGCGTATTTAGATTATTCTCTTTACAATTATTTTTATCAAAATCAATATGATTGATACATAAGACTCTATTTAATTCTTCTAGTTCTTCCCGCTCAGTCTGACCACACAGACAACAGGTAAAATTGTCCCGTGTCCTTATCTTTAACTTCAATTCATTATTAAATTCCCTTGGATAACGGATTTTTGATATTCCACCTTTCCAATCTGGATGATTTTCCCCTCTTCTTGCATTTTTTAATGATATTTTTCTTAATAATTGTTTTGTTTTTATTGAATGCTTTTTTCCTATGTGTGCTTCCCTGTTTTTATTTTTAGATTCCTCTGTGTGCTTTTTTCCAGTATTAGATTTTCTTATCTTATTTTTTGTTTCTTCAGTAAAAATCCTTCCCATGTTACCAATGCTAATGTTTTTACGATGTTTTTCTGATAATTTCCTTCCATTCATCCATTTCCCAAATCCTTTTTCTTTTGCAACAATACTTCTTTTTTTTCTTTCTTTCAATGTTTGCTTTCTTCCTTGATTTATCTTATTTCCTTTTTGAAAAAGATATTTCATATATTCGCATAGTTTATTTATTTAATAATTTTTTAATTTCATACACAGTTTTGTTATTTCTTTTGTCCATTCAAACGAAAAGTTATGAATGTTATAATTCTTTAAAACATAGTCGTGTGCTTCACCGGCTAAGTTGGCGTAAATATCATAAGAGTTTTTTATTTTAATAATCTTATTATACCATAGATCATTATCCACAATCAATGTCATATACGGCTCATCAATGCCTTGATAGGGCGAAGTCCCGTCAGAAAATCCTTGCGCTAACACTGGGATTTTTAATAAAGACATTTCTAAAAATTTGAGATTACTTTTGCATTGATTAAAATAGTGCTCCTTGCGGGGAATTATCACTAAATCCAAAGCTAAGTCGGCAATCTTCGGCATATATTCGGTTACATTGACAGCGTGGTGCCATTCGGTGTTTTTAAGAGAAGCCCAATAATCGTAATCCTCTTGCATTCCGGGCATTACTCTGCCGTCTGATAGTTTTAAGCCCAGAATAACCAGTGTGATGTCATTTCTTTCGTCTAATCGTTTGATCTGGTCTCGGATATGATTGCAATCGTCATTGGAAGTTACCGAGCCGATTATGCCTATCCTGAATTTGCCTGTTTCGTTCTTTTTGCAAGGCATTTCGTCTAAAGGATCTATGCAGTTTTTAAGCACGACAACATTCGGGTTGAGTTCTGAATACTCTTTGGCTAAAATTGGCGTGGAAACAGTTATCCCGTCAGCCAGTTTGGCGAAATCGTTTAGATTCTTGCTTAATTCTTGAGCGATAGCCACCCTTTTTTCGTTGCCCAAACGAGCCAGCGGTATTCCAGTATAAGTGTCGTCATTATCCATTATGATTTTCTTGCCTCTTAACTTGAGCAGACGAGCTAATTCGTAAGATGCTTCCGAAGTCGGGCGTTGAAAACAAATCACATCGGAAATCATCGCCTTTTGCGTGAGTTTTTCCGATGACACTTCCTCGCCTCTGATGTTTTCGGGAACTACAGTTTGGTTTGAGTAAACACCGGGAAGATAACCACGCACATAATAACAAAAGTTATAATTGCCTTGTAAATAGAGTATTTTCATCTCGGAAACATAATAAAACCCCCGCCTATAATGTCTTTGATGGATGTTCCTCCCCCACTTGCGGTGTAGGTGGCGTAGATGGAGTGTTGTCTATCAGCGATAGTTGAAGAAACTGTAAAAGGATCAGGGGGCACATTAGTTGCGTGATAAGCAATATTATCTCTATCCAATTCATAATTAACATTAGAGTCGTAAGCAGTGTATAAAGCTGGTGCTTCATCAGGATCAATCCAAAAACCAAGTTTATAATTAGTTCCAGTATTTACTGAAGCTCCAAGATCAAAATTACCATTATACCAACCTCCTGCACTTAAAACATTAACTTCACTTCCATAATCCACCAAAACATTGGCAGTTGTATAGATTACAGGTCTAAAATTAGCCGAATTTGAAGAAGCTGGATGATATAAAGACAAACTATCCAATGTTCCATTAAGCGTAGGAGAATATGGATAAGCTGCTCGCAAAGTGTTATTTACCAGACTTATTCCTGTTGCCCCAATACTCGTATAACCGAAAGTAGGGTCAACCCTCACTGGATACACCGCATCATCAAGAAACTTTTGAGGGACGGTTACGGTTAAAATTCCATTTTCAATATGCAAGTCAGCCCAGACTTCCACTCCATTCGCGTCTATCGCTTTGGGGCGGTAAATATGACAAAATTTCCCGACTTTATACTCCATTCCCGCCACATCATTCATTCCGCCTTTCGTGGCGTGATAGACGGCATAGCTTCCGATGACTTCGGGAGGTCGTGAAGCGCCCTCATCAATCTCTGCTTGCGTGAGAGCTGGTTGGTAGAAAAAATCTAAACCTTTTGTGGAAATGGTAAATTCAAATATATTTGTGTTTGGTTTTGATGTTAAAAAAACTTCAATTTCATAACCACCCTCTTCTGAGGCGTCTGGTTTGTCGTATTGATGAACTTCGTAATCTTTCGCCTTGTAGACGATAGTGCCATCAGGAAGCTCTTTGAGCGTCGCGCCTGCTTCTTCTTGCGCCCGGATTGAGAAGTTTACTTCATTCGTGTCTTCAGAAGTGCCCCATCGGCAGATTTTTACTTGCGGATGAAATTCTAAATCTTTAACATCGCCTATTTCAACAACCAGCATATCCTTGGGATTGCTCTTGACAATCTGACGCAACGAATTATTTACCAATTTATATTTGGCAAATGCTGATTGTTTTAAATTATCTTGATTAAGTTGTAACATAATGTTTTGAGCATTAGATTTCAAGTCCCGTGTCAATCATACCTCAAATCCCGATACTGTCACATAACAGTTACCAGCACTGGTTGTTATTATTAAATCTGCCGCATCTTCCCCGCTCGCCCACGGATATTTTTCTGGGAAAGTCAGCACTACTCCTGAATTAGCCGCCAATTCAGCTTTCCAAATCGCCGAGTCGCCAGCCGCCAAGTCGTCTTCCAAAGTTACAGTTGCCGCCGCCGATACTTGAATAAATATAGTGTGAATATGCCACCTCTTGCCTGCGGCGGGACTCCATATAATTCCGTCCGTTACTGCTCCCGCACTGGTGTAGTATTTCTTGGCGTAGTTGGTATTTGTCGTTACATCTATGTCAGGTTGTAAGAGTTTCCCAATGGCGTTTGTGCCTGCTGGTAGCGCGGCAACCACATCCACCTGCATTTCTGTTCCTGCTACAGCACCTGCAATCGTTGTTGTGTCGGCTTCTATAGCATCTAATACAGCATTGTCTGTAGCAGAAAGATTTGCTGTGACTGTGCCTGATACTGGTTGAGTTGTAGCCCCGTCTTCCACAAGTATCATCAACTCATCTGTATCAGACATTGAAGTTGTGTCGTATTCTAAGGCGAGAGTATCAGTAGAAAGCGTCCCGCCTTTCGCTGTGTCAGCAAAAGAATAAATTATTATTTGGTCAGTAACATTCGTTATTAGTTGAATGCCAGCCAAAGTTACATCAGAAAAACTCGCGTGCGTTATCGTTTTCAATGATGCGTCAAATGTTGCTCCTGTAAGTCTTAATTTTGCCATATTATCGTTTAATTATAACACTGTTGCCATTGCGATGACAAATGATTCTGTTACACCACCCCCCAGTGTCTCAATCTTATCGTAAACAGCATTCTTACTTGGCGCGGTCGTTGTATCTCCGTTCCAGCCTGCTCCGTAAACATCATCAGAAACAGAACCTCCGCTAATAGCAATCTTAATCCCGCCGTCAGCGTCATTCGTTACAGTCGCTCCGGTAAATCTCAATCTTGAAGACGAACCGATTTTACTTGTGGCGTTTGAAACTTCCACCATTCCCCCACCCAAAGGAATACGAGAAATATTGTCAGATATAGTTTTCTTGAAACCGTCAATCTGCTCATCTATGCCTTTAATCGCTTTAGCGTCCAATCGCTCATCTCCTTGTAAGAGTTCTAAAGAGTTTCGTATTTCGTCGGGCGAGAGTTCTTTGATGTCGCCGTCTTTGCCGTCAATGCCATTCAACCCGTCAAGTCCGTTTAATCCGTCTTTGCCGTTTGTTCCATTTAATCCGTCTTTGCCGTCTAAACCGCTTTCGCCTTTGTCGCCTTTGTCGCCTTTGTCTCCCTTATCGCCTTTCTCGCCCTCTATTCCTTGCTCGCCGTCATTGCCTTTAATTGATTTTAAAACTTTATCTAAATCAGGCGCGTTATTTTTTACTTCTTCCGCCGCTTTATCAAACTTCGTTTCCAATTTATCAACAGTCTTATCAAATTTTTCTTCCAGAGCGTCAATCTCGTCCATTATCAAAAGCTCTTTATCAGTCCCCCCCGACTCTATGAGCTTAATAAGTTTTTCGTCTTTTTTACTTAACATTTTTTAAAGCCAATAAGATAGCGTCCAATTTAGCGTCTTGCGAGTTAATTCTTTTTTCCAATGCGTCTATTTTGGCAGACGACACGGAAGGGTTGCCCAGTCGTTGCTCAACCGCTTCAGGCGAAGCTTGTATGGCGTTAACTTCGGCTGTGGACGCTTTTCTTTTATCTTCTTCAATCTTAGCCAGTTCGTCTATTCTGGCTTGGTTGATAATTTGCCTATCTCTGATAATCCAACCGCCATTAGCGTCATCGCGGAAATCAAGAATATTCCCGCTTAAATCGCGTCTAATCATTTTTTTATATAAAATTCCTGCGACTACATTTCCCATTTTTTAATTATATCATATTTTGGAAAAGCAAGCAACAAAAAACTCCCCGAAGGGAGTAATTTGCAGATATACGAAATATCAGAGTCCGACTGCGACGGAATGGCTACGAATTTTAACCGCGCCAGTGGGCTGATTGAGCATTGTGCCGTAACACAAGTCAACAGTTACCAAAGTCGCGAGATAAATTTCTTGGTAGCTTTCCTGAATACGCACGCCGTTTTCGCCGGTAAAGCTCTTTGCCGCGCCTCCGGGGAGAGTCATTCTCGCCCAATGGATAGCATCGTTATTAGCCAGCAAATTCAAACGAGCGCTGTTCTCACCGACTGCGCCTGCGCCGAGCGGAACCGCCGGAGAAACGATTACAGGGATACTGTAAAGACTTCTGGTCGGAGCTTTTGAGCGAGGCAATTCAGTTTGGGTATTCTGCCATAAGGTCAGTTTATCCACTGAACCAATCTGTCGGTAGAAAGTGTTCGGGTGCATAATCCAAGCGGTATCACCGCCATAGACAGGCACGCCTGCGGTTTCAAGAATTGCGATAGCCGCTAAAAGGGTAGAGTCCGCCACATTCGCCGAAGCCAGTCCGACAATATTGCCGGCGGTGGTAAAGTTGGTAAACTGCGCCGCGATAGCGTCGTCTAAATCTTGCGCCACTTCCCAAGCCGCCGATTTAGCAAGCTTGTTCTGCAAGTAATAGCTCTTTTTTAGTTGAGCCATTTCCCGATCTTCAATCATAAAACTTGATTCTTTCCAAGTGGAAACAGTCAAAGTGTTTTTAGTTTGAATCGGATTATTTAGAGTTACGGCAACAGAATTTGATTTCGCCGCCGTGCTCATTGCTACGATGTTCGGAGTATAAACATCCGAACCACCATCTGCCAATTCTTCACTTCTATCAATGAAAAACTGGGCGAGGGTAAGATTATAACGATAATAATCGTTAATCTTAGACCCCCAAAGTAACGGGATATCGGCTGTAAGCGAACCGCCTACGCCAGCACCCATTGTGTCTGTGGGTAGAGCCATAGTTTATCGTCCTTGCGCTTTATTCCATAGTTCCTTGTGTTCTGCTTCCGACAAGTTAGGCGTATTAAAACCTTTCTTAGCGGTTGGAGAACCGGAACCTCGGGAAGCGGGAAGAGATGCTTTTTTCGCTTTGTCTTCCTGCTCCACTTTTTCTTTAATCGCTACGAATATCGGATCAAGTTGAGTAGCAAGTATTGATGTGCCTCGCACTTTGGCGAGAGTCGTCAATTCCTTTATCAGCTCGTCTGACATTCCTTGCGATTGGAGGATTTTTACGTCTACGGCATCAGCGTCAAGTCCGTTGTTAATGTTACTATTTTGAGGCGCTTCAGCTTTCTTGGCTTTCAATTCAGCTTCGGCTTTATGCGCTCGGGCGGTAAGTTGCCGTTTAGCTTCTTCAGCTTCGGCTAACTGCGCCTTGATCGCTTCAATGTCCTCTTCATTGCCCAAGTTATCGTCTTGGTATTCGGACGGGATTATGGTCTCGTCAACCGGTATGGTTTCATCCATAAATTTGCTGGTTTATGCCTCCAGTTGGCTAAGAGAGTTTTTGCAGAGCTCTCAATGCTAATGATTATTAGTTTTATGTCATTGCGGACAGTGGTATTATCTTGCTTGGTTTACGGAATTGATTTTTATATCTTTTCCGTAAAGCTCTTTTAATTCTATAAATGCTCTCTCAATGGTTTCTTTCGCGTCTTTAATCCCCGTGGTTTCTTCGCCTGAATAAACTTTTTCCAAAGCTAATTTATCCAGTTGCTCAAGAAAGAACGCTTTAACGGCTTCTCGGGTATGTTCGTCGTTATAGAATTGGTTTAAGAAGTTGGTCATTTAAGTTAATTAATGTTGTTTACTCTTTCCTCTATTTGTTTTAATAATTTAAGCATTTTTTCTTGGGTTGGTTAATCCTCTATACCATTCGCTGATTGTTACACAGTCAATCTGTTCTTTTTTGGAAAGAATATAATCAACAAGCGCCTGCATATCAGCTATTCCCCATTCGGTTGATTGAGTTGGTGTTGTTATGAACTTATGCGACTCGATGACTAAGGTTGCTCCAGCGGCGATAGCGTAATCAATATCAAGTTTCGTGCTGGCAAGTGTGGTGGTGTTGCCAAGATTTCTGGTAACCAGTCTTAAGTAATTTAGTTCGGGGGTCGGCACGCTAATGCCTGCTTGGCTCACAACTGTTCTGGCGGTTAAATATCCTTGAGCTGTTAACGCGGCAGAAGCTATATCATTATACCCTCCATTCGGATAGCAGAAGTGTAAGTGCATATTATTCCTTGTGAAACCGTTGCCTATCAAATAATCCTTATTCAAAGATATAGCACTTTCCATTTCTGCTTGTGTTCCTAATGTAGTGAGATTAGTATGCGCGTAAGTATGATTGCTAATGTCGTGTCCAGCGTTATAAAGCGTTTGCAATTGAGCTGAAGTCATATAACTTCCAGTGCCGATATAACTCCCCACGATGTAATGTGTCGCTTTCAGTCCTCTCGGAGCCATATAGGCATATAACTCATCGTATTGCGTAGCCCAACCGTCATCACAAGTCCAAATAACTTTCGGGCGATGATAGGTGCCATACATTAAGTTGTCAAAATAGACAATTGAATTACCGCTTGCCGTTGAGTCAGTTCTCACTCGCAATCTTATCATTGTATTTGCCCAGTCTTCAGTCCCAGTATTAGACCAGAAATTCTTATAAATTCTTATTCTGTTCCAACCATTTTTTAAACCAGTTATCGCTCTCGAAAAATATTTAGTGAATCCGCTTGTTGATGATAAGTAAACAATGATACTGCTTGTTTTAGTTGTGTCGACTATATAGACATCCAACGAAATTATCCCCGCTCTGGATAGGTCGGAGCTGATTGTTTTTGTGGCGAAATAATTTGAAGAAGCGGCGACGTCAGATGTGATTTTCAAAGAACCTGAACCCACCGAATAAATCGATGTATCAACTGCAATAGCCCCGCCAGCCGTTCCGCCAGCAGTCCAATCGCCTATGGTTTCAAATGTTTCAAACAGAGTGCCTGCTTGAATTTGATAGTTTGACATTATATTCTTTTATGCGACTGTTCTTGTTATTGGCGCATTAAAATTACCCGCCTTGAAAGCGAACCAGTAATAGGTTACGCCGTTTGTATTCACCGAGCCGTTGGCTCCTATCTGGAAACCATCAGCCAAGAGTGATTGGATTCCGTCAGAAGCCGCCGCAGTTGCTCCAGCATAGGCACACTGGCTATCAGCGGTCATATTTGAAGTCCGTATTCTTGCCTGATTCGTAGAACCGCTTTTTATGATTACATAATCTGGCTGGAATCCTACTCCAGTAATGTTTCGGTCATTGGTGCCATCCCCCGTATATGTGCCGACTGCGATTACACCAGCCAGAACTTTCATAGCGAAGAAGAAATACTCAAGAGTGTCGCTATTTACTGATGCACTTGTTCCAAGTTGGAATCCGTTTGATTGAAGATTTTGAACCAAGTTAGTTGTTGGGGTCACGCCTCCGAAGAATGAAGTCAAATCTCCCGCTAATGAAGATGACCTCCAAACTTTTTGTTGCACGGTATCCCCAAAAATACCCACTAAATCTGGTGTGAACCCCAAACCTCCTGTAATGAAGTCCCTTGCATCATTGCCATCTCCTTTATAGTTTCCAGTTCGGAAATGAGCTTGCCCTGCTGAACCACGAATGGCGATATACCAATAGACTGTCAGATTCTCATTCGCTAAAACACTCGTACCAACTTGAAATCCATCATTAAGAAGTTCTTGAATTTGGTCTGCCGCAGTAGCGAGAGCAGAAGACAAAGACATAGAAGAATCTCCCCGCATCTCTTTTGTGCGGATGCAAGCAACATTCGCCCCACCTTTCACAATCACCAAGTCGGGGCGAAAACCAATGCCCGTGATGTTTCGGTCATTTGCACCATTACCAGTGTAAGTGCCGACTTTAATTTGTAGGTTACTTCTCATATTTTTTAGCGATAAGACACAGTAATATCTTGCGCCGCAGTCGCGGTTACAATCGTCAAGCCGACACTAAAAGCCACATCGAATAATAGAGTAATCTGGTTTGCCAATAATGTTGCTGGCATTGTAATCGTGCCGATAAGAGTTCCCGAACCTGCGGTATTGTCGTAAATCGTAATGACGCCAGTAGCAGCCGCTTTATTGATTGTGATTGCGTGCAAGAAACCGACCCCAGACTTTACGACTGTGGTTGTGGGAGCGGCTAAAACAATGTTCAGATAGCTGAATCTTTGCTCGACTTTTGTGACATCGTTAACAATGTCTTCGCCTGCTATCGTGGTAGCTAAATTAACATCTTTAGCTGTTCTTGATGAATTTACTGTCTCGTAATCTTTAAATTCTGCTGACATATTTTTTATTATTAATTATTAATTATTGAACTGCTTGCGGTTGCACCGCTTTAATGCCCGCTTGACCGAGCGGTTGCGGCGACTGTTGCATTCCTTGTTGTGGTTGCATTCCTTGCTGTTGCATTGCCATTCCTCCCTTGCTTAAAGACAGCGGACTCACACCAGACATTTCTAAAATCTTGTTGAATATCGTCATTAAGTTATTATCTTGCATTATTATCGGATTGGCGGCGACAGTCTGTAAAACATTCGTCAAAGTTTCCAGCATTACCTGTTTGTTCTTTTGCTCGCCGGTAATGTTAATGGTCAACTTCGCTTTCATATCCTTGTAGTAGTCATCGGGAATATCCAAAAATCTTCTCTTGCCTCCTTTGCCGATAAACTGCATATACGAGTCTTTGGCGATTAAAAACTCCTCCTTTGATACAATCTGTCCGCTCAATACTTTATCCATTATAAATTGATTGGCTTCGTGAGTGGCGAATGACTCGTCCAGCTTCATCAACTCTTCGGGAGTGAAGTCAGAAGCCAAGATGTGGGCTTTATTCAGTCTTTTCTGCACATAAGGAAATACCCAATCATAGAATAATTCTTTAAGAAATATACCCCATTCCTCCCTGCGATAATCAAAGTGTGAGCTTCCGGTTTGTGATACTAACGCTTGTAGTCTGTAAGGTTGTCCGCTCGGAGGAGTTTCGCCTCTTACCGCGTCATAACTTGAAGTTGCTCTTTCATACTGGCTCCACCATTCCTGTATGGTTTCGGTGAATTGAGGCATTGCTCCATTGATAAGATTGACTGTGTTCAAATCTTTGCCGTCTTCCAATACTACGATATGTCCATTATCCATATCGGTCATCACATTGTTGCCAATCTTTTTGGAATTTGTTTTTAAAATGATTTTGCCTGAGAGTTCCAGCGCGGCGTATTTCTTTTGCACGGCATCGTTAGTCCAGACTTGCGCTTCTTCGCCTTCTTCCGCCACGCCTCTGCCCAAAGCCCGACCGGATACTTTCTTCCAAGCGAGATATTTATAAGGCAATTCTTTTTCTTCCGCCCAATAGAGATGCACCTGTTTCGCTCCTTTGATACAATAATAATGGACTTGTTTTGAAAACTTCTCACTGGTAGCTTCCGCTTCATCTTGCAAATAACTTTCAGGAAATTCTCCGTGCGCTTCCCAAATTTCGATTCTCTCGTCTGTTCTTGTGTATCCTTTCTTTGCGTATAAACCTATGGCATCTTCGGTGTTCTCCCAAATATCCTTTTTGGCTCGTATCTAGTTAGGAGTCATATAATGCTTTTCTACGATGACTCCATTGATGATATCCACTTGGTCGGTTACTAAATTCTTCCACGCCACTACTTCCACTTTCATCTCTTCGCCTTTTTCGCGGCATTTCTTGACTAAAACTCCCCCATACCTTGCCCGTGTTTCGCCCATCTCATTTAAGACTTGAGCGAAGTCGGTTTCCTTCATCCAGTTGTAAATTTCGTGATTAAAGAGAAATGATTTATCGTATGAAGTTTCATTGTCGGCTTCGGTTTTGATGTCTTTAGTGTCTATGTCAGTCGCCACTACCGCTGTATCAACCATTGTGTTGATAATTTGATAAAATGGTTTATCCCGTCCTTTGCTGTCTTTCTGTCCGTTTAAAAACTTTGAGTTGGTATAAAAATCAATCATCCGCAACATTGAAGATTGCGAAAAAGTAAGCCCGCTGGCTATCTCAATCGTTCCATTTTGATAATCTTCGTTAATTTGTTTTAATTCTTCAATTAACCTCATTTTTTATTTATATTTCTTATTTCCAAATGTGTCAGTCTTTCTATGACAATCTACACATAATGTCCTGCCATTATCTATGGCAAAACGAAGTTCTGGGAATAGTGCAAATGGTTTAATGTGGTCTGCGTTCAACTTCCCCCCAATTATTCCACACCATATACAAACCCAATTATCTCTTTTAAAAACTGCTTCACGCCATAATTTATATTCTTTAGAATGACGAATTACTTTATTTTTTGGTGTAATACCACCTTTCCACCTATAATTCTTTACGCCATACATAGCTGGTGGTTTAAATCCACTTCTTTTATGTGCATTACTTATTTTCTTTTTATGTTCCTCGGAAAGTGGTTTCTTAATTACTTTCTTTGCCGCCTCGCTAAGATGTTTCCTATGTTCTTCGGAAAATATAAAACCTTTTTTAGCTTCGCTCATTTTCCTACGGGTTTCCTTAGAATGTTTTCTGCTTAAATTCATAAAAAAACAGGGCTAAGCGATAATGCTTAACCCTGTGCTTCAGTGGTTATTTATTTTATTGTCTTATCATTATATCACACAATCAAGATGTGTGCAAAACTTCTTTATCAGTCAAAATTACCTTAGTGCTTCTTACTACCAAATAACTACCTACTTTACCTTGTTTATCAGCCGTAATAATCACTTGTTCGTAAGGTTTTAATCCTCGCAAAGTATCCAAGATATATGCTTCATTCTCGGATATAGTGTTGAATTTAAAGTTATCGGGCATTGTTGATTTGGCTTTGACGGCGGGCTTGATGAAGTAAACTCATTCTTGTAATATCTCTCGGGTCTTCCGGTTGGTTGTTAGTGACAGCCATTCTGATAGCATCTAAAAGATGATCATTCTCTTTAATCGGATTTTCATATTCATTTCTTAAATCCTTTTTCGGCGGATAAGAATAAGTCTCAAGCTCCCATATCGTATTAACACAGTTCTTATGAATTTTAAGTTTATTCCTTTTAAGTAAATCTCTCACCCGATTGATACCGCTTTGCACGGAGTCTTTACCTTTCAAAACCTCGCAGACATTGATGCCTTTAGTATTTAAAACTGATATAGCGGATGGATTTTCAGGGTCGGGATACACGGCGTTGAATTGGCAAGATCGCACATAATCGGCAATCTGTTCTTCTGTGCGACCGGTCTGATACCATTCATCAACTATCCAGAAGTTATTATCGTAGTCTCTTTTGATGTGGACAACGGCGCAAGGATTAGTAAATCCAAAGTCTATTCCTGCTATATATTCTACCACATTACTCGGCTCAAAATCAAATAAATGTCTTTCTCGGTCAAATTCTTTGTAAACCAATCCTTCGGTTTTTCTGAAGTCAGCCAAAATTTCCTGCGCATACCTGTCCTCTGTGAGTTCGTTTTTAATCTTTTCTAATTCTTCCTTTAGAAGATATGGATTATCAAATGAAGTAAAGTGGAATGATTTGTAATCCTTATCTTTTGCCTCTAAATTATATAAGTCATAGAAGAAATTAAAACCTAAAGGAGTGCTTATAAATAACGCATTGCCCTTTTTATCAGTTAGCGTTGGTCGTAATACTTCATCCCACCCATTACTAAAATTCTTATATTGAGCAACCTCATCCAATACGATAAAGTTGAAAAACTGACCTCTTAATGTTTCTACCGCATCCCACGAACGAAGTGCAATAAAACTTGTAGTGCCAGTATTATTTTTAACCGTCATCTCTAATCGGGTTTCATTTATGTTTGACGCAATATCTACCACTCGCTTTTTTAATTGATTCCAAACAATATCCCGCGCGCTTTGATGTGTTGGGGCAATATAACAAACTCTTGCATTATCTGAAGTTGTGGCGTGCCAAAACATTTCTTCTATTGCCAATGTGCTTTTGCCAAATCTTCTTCCGGCACATACCACACGAAAACGATTATTGCATTTTACTATTTCTTTTTGAGCGGGGTGTAATATCATAACCTAAATTTTCAAAAACATCTCTCATTGATGATAACTAATCTTGCAGAGAATAATTCAATCTAATTTTCGCTTTCTCTTGCTGATTCATCTCTATTTTTAAATGATTCGTCAAATGTTATAACAATCTTCTCGCCTTTGGTTGTGAGGTCTGTTCTTTCTACTACCTTGCCATATACTCTGTCGTTTATATCCCGATAAAAGTTATAGTTTCCATTCTTGGCTTCGCTATATGCTTTCTTGATTAAAATCTTTCTGGCTTCGCTATTGGTTATGTTGTTTGCTTTGGCGATTTCTTCTATTACTTCGTCAAAGTC